CTTTCTATCTCAGGATTAAACTGCCCTATAACATCAATCAGAAGAGCTATGACAAACTTATCTGATGATGGCAAACTGGAAAAAACAAAAGACTTTGTAATGGGTAACTATGGAAAAAAAGAGCATCTTTGGTGTTTACCTAAAAAGCCAGAGTCTTTCAGTCAATCAACTTTACCTTTTTAAAAAAAATAATATTTACAAGTCTCAGAGGGTCTAAATAATACATTTGATATGCAAAATTGCCGTAAAAGATATTTACTATTATACTAAAAACAGCAAATAAAAAACTCTCCTTCGGTCTGCCAACTGAAGAAGAGTAGTTTTGCTTTAAAGCTACCTAAGTACCTTAACTTTATGGTAGCTCCAATTTCCCTTTATGGAGCATTTCCAATGGTTTATTCCACAAATTTTAATACCTCGTATGAGATTAAAAATTACCCAGAACTTCAGCCAATAATTGAAAAAGCAAAAGATCATTTAAAATCTGATCCTAAATTTGCTAAAAAACTTGGTGACAGTGTTTTTAATAATACTTTTGACATAAATCATCAAATTACAAAAGATTTACAACCACGAAAAATTAAAATTGGTGATTTGTGCCAAAGTTATAAATACGAAACTACTGCACAACAAATTGACCCTAAATCTGTCAATGATATTCTATTCGGGGCAGATGGTTTAATAAAGAAAAAAGGTGGTGGTAGATTTCCATATTTGATGGAAGATATTGAAGTTGCAGAAGTTAGAACAGGAACTTTTGAAGTTGATGGCCCCATTATTTCCTCTGGAAGAAATAGAGTTTTAGCTCTACAAATTCTTTTACAAGCTGCTGGAGCTAGTGAAGAACAGGTAAAAGACTGCGAGTTAAGAGTCAATTTAGTAAAAATGAATAGTCACGAGGAACTACAACGTAGAATTATTTCAGCTAATACAGGATCTAGAACTTTTAGTAGAGCAGAGATAAGAGAAAGAGAGGGTGCAAGAGGTGGTGTTGTTCTTTTAACTAAAGAAAAAATAAAAGACACCATAGTAAATGCTATAAATCAAAAAGCTTTTAGTGCAGCTTTAGGTGCTTATCTAAAACTGTCAGCAGCAGAACTTGGTGATAATTATTTAACTTCCGCACAATATTCAACTGCTGGTACTAATTTGTGGAATAGATTAAGCAAAGAGTTTAGACCAAATAATGGAACATTTTATGCTTATGTTAAATCGAATATTAAGCATTTTTGTACTATTGCTGAACAAGCTGAAGCTTTTTTACCTATAGCAATTAAAAAAGTTCAACAAGATTTGTCTGCTGGTCAAAAATCAATAAAACTTGCAAAAGCTTTGTTTGAACCAATAGCTCACACGTTAAGAACAGAAATTTCTTAATTGTTGCTATTTAAAAATATATTGTACTGGTACACATTATTATATTATACTAGTACAGTATATTTAAAATTTTTATGAGTAAATCAATCACTAAAGAAAAACAAGAAAAAATTATTTCTTTTTTTAAACAAGGTAAAAGTATTAGATTTATTGTAAAAAATGTGCCTGCTCACTTTAATACAGTTAAAAAGTATCTAAATGAAAACTCTTTAGAAAAAAAAGAATTATCAGTCCATGCTAAAAAAATACTATTGAGGCAAAAGAAAATTAAATTTGATGAATTTGAGTTAATGAAAAATCAAGTTCAAAAAGATCAAAAATACTTTTCTAACCTAAATGATCCCCTTACTGGTTGTGGTAGGCACGCACTTGCTAAAGCAGCTAAAGAAGCTAATCAAACAAGTAATTATAGTAAATCTTTAATACAAGCTATAAACACAGCAGAGCAACTTATAGCATTATTTAAAGGACAGCAAGAATTACTTGGATTCAATGAAAAATAAAGACTTTGATACCTTTAACAATGACCGCATCAATGCCTTACGAAAGCGTATTGATGAACTTATATTTTTAAAAAATAGCTGGGAAAAACAAAGTAAATCGACAAAAACTAGCGATTGACGCTACATTTAGAATAATAAAAACCATATTTACATAGTGTCTAACGGCAGAACTAGCAAGAATGAGCATGAGTTCAGAGTGAACAAAGTTGCAAAGCTTTTGTCTGTTGGCAGCGTTAGATCAGATATACACCAATTTGCAGCAAAGGAGTGGGGGGTTCACTCAAGAACTATTGATAGGTATATCCAAGATGCCAGAGAGATTGTAAAGCAAGATTTTGACATTGATCGCAGACAATTTACAGCAGATATTCTTTCTCAATATGCCTCACTAGCAAAAGAGGCTAGAAAATCAGGGCAGTTGCACGTAGCTTTGGGTTGCATAAACTCAATGGCTAAAGTAGGACAGGTAAGCACTTGAGCATACTGAACAGAGAAGGATCAGTATTAGATCACATAGGCAGTCGATATGTAGATATTGATACTGATGAGCTATTAGATCGTATTAGAACAGATTTACACCCACCGCAGCAACAGTTCTTTGATAACCAGAATGAAATAGTTGGCCTTTCTGCTGGATATGGTGCTGGTAAAACAAGAGCCTTATGCAGTATGGCAGTTAAGCTTGCAGCTATGAATATTGGATTTATTGGTGCTGTTATGGAACCAACTGCCCCATTGATTCGTGACATCTGGCAAACAGACTTTGAGTTGTTTCTTGAGCAGTACGAGATTCCTTATACATTCAGAGCTAGTCCGCTTCCAGAATATACTTTGCACTTCAAGGAAGGCGATAGCAAGTTATTATGCCGCAGCTTCGAGAACTGGTCTAGAATAATTGGCCTGAATCTTTCTCATGTATTAGTAGATGAAATAGATGTTGTATCTCCAACTATTGCAGATAAAGCCTTCCCAAAGATACTGGGACGACTAAGGGCTGGTAATGTTCGCCAGTTTTGTGCAGCAAGTACACCAGAAGGATTTAGGTGGCTATACAACACCTTTGGTACAGATGAAGCAAAGGAGAGGACAGATAGGCAGCTAATCAAGATGAGGACACAAGATAACCCACATTTGCCCAGTGACTTCATTGAACGTATGCAAAGCAACTATGACCCATCAATGTTGCAAGCCTACCTCAATGGAGAGTTTATTAATTTAACAACTGGGCAAGTATATGATCGCTTTACTAGAGAAAACAATGTCACTAATATCAAACCTGATATAGGACTAGAGCCATTGAGAGTTGGCATGGACTTCAACATAGGAAACATGAACGCAGTGATCGGTATTGTCCAAGATCAAAAATTGTTAATATTTGACGAAATTAGTGGGAGTCACGATACAGACTCTATTGCTCAAACTATTCAATCCAGATATCCTATGAACAAGATATATGTTTACCCAGATGCAAGTGGAGGCAACAGAAGTACTAATGCAAGTCAGACGGACATTCAGATTCTTGAAGGATA